GTGCTTCTTGTATATTTAAAAAACTTCTCACCGCTTTTCTCACCCCATTCTTTAACTTATCAAACATTATCTATTCCTCACCCCTATCTTCTCTTTATAAGGCAACCATCCGTATTGAGTACTATTAACCATATGGTCATTTTTATCTTCTGGTGTATTATCCTTATCCTCTAACCATGAATAAGTTTCTAACTCTTTTATATACTCCCTACAATGCTCTAGTACATAATATTGATTATGTGCAAACCATCCTAGCTGTAAGTTTATTCTATCTATAATAGTTGTTTTCTTCCATGCATTATTAAAGTTATAAATACATCCATTCAACCTCTTATACTTCATAAACTCAGTTATTGTGGCTTGGTCAGCGCTATCTACAAATACATCCTTAGCAAATCCCCATTCAGCTCTATTTCTTTCTAAGAAATCTATATAATTCTTAACTGTATCACTTGGAGCTATTGGCACCGCTAACTTAGCATTGTTATATACCTTTTCATCTAGTACATAGCAATTACCCTTATTAGTTATACCTATAAAGCTCATTGATATGGTATCAGGACTATTACTCGAATATGCTGTATCAAGCCCACTTGTAAATATAACAAAATACTCTTCCTGGTACTCATTTACCTTATCTCTTATTAACTTCTTAGCTTGATCCTTCTTAACTAAATGAAGTTTTCTTTCAAAGTTACTGAATATTACTCCCGTTGCTCTACCTCTTAAACCTAGTATCTTATTCTTATAAAGTTTAGTACCCTTAGGAGCACTCAACTTCTTTTTCTCTATATCTTCTTCACTTAAAGATGCATTATCATTAAAACTAAAAAACCAGTAGGTCCAATTAGGCTTCTCTTCTGAATTGAGTTGCTCTAATATTTCTACTGGCACATCTTTTTTATATTTTTCTAATGGTCTGCTACAATTGATAAACTCTGAATAAATATCTAGGTTAGGATCATCTGGGTTAAGTGTAGCCATAAGATAATCATTTCTAGTACATATCTCTCTTACAAACTCTATACTTGCTGTGTTAATTTCATCTATAAGTACACATCCAAATTGTGATCCTAAAGCCATCTTCCATTTGTCAGCATTATCATATCCTAGTATATAGATTATCTTCTCACCATTAGGTGTTTGATATCTAATATGGGGTATCTTATTATCTTTATCACCATTACCGTTATATTTTACTAAATCTCCAAATACATCAGTTATGCCATATTCCTTTTGAATTATTTCACATACACCTGTAGTCTTAGATGCTATAACATGCATTTTCTTAGATGACTTAGCAACCTTTAGCATAAACTTAAGTATTCCTACTGTTGTTTTTCCAGCTGCTGTTGTACCCTCTAGAAACTCCACTGGTGCTTCATGCTTTAAAAATGCTTTATATTTAGGTGATAATTTATAGTCATCACTCATTGTCATTATCACCTAGTTGTTCTAGTATTGAATCTAATTTCTTAGTGCTATTAACATTTGCATTTATATTTATATTTTCTTTAAACATACCAAGGTGCTTACCTAAGAGTTCCAAGGCTTTAAGTTTATCAGCAAGCCTTATTTCTCTTTCAACACCTTCACCCTCTTTAGTTGGTATAGTTTTAACCTTTACTGATGCAATTGTAGCAGTATCATCTTCACTTGCATCTACTTTTAGTGTTGCTTCATCCATGTTTATAACATCATTAGCATTAACAAATGCTATCCTAGCAAGTTCTCTTATTACTCTATCTTGATTTATTCCGGTTCTTTTAGATCTATTAGCTATTTCTTTATCTATATATGCGCGTATGTTAGGTTTAGTTAAGTTTTCACAACCTATCTCCTTCGCACTATCTGGACTATAACCAGCTCTTATTGCTGCTTGTGTGGCATTTAAGTCAATTAAATACTCATCACAAAATGTTTTCTGTTTTGGTGTTAGCTTGGCCATAATGCCACCTCGCTTTCTTTAAAATAAAAAGAACCCTAAATTACTAGAGTTCCTTAGTTATTAATTATTAACACCATAGGTCTGGTCTATCAGCCATAATAACACCAACCTTTCATGGTTATATTTCTATATCAAAGCTTTAAAATCCTTTATTTAACTTCTCTTATTCTCCTGTTTACTCTCTTATAAGTTCTTGCTTTTGACACATCTCTTAAATCATCTGTAGCCAATTCTTTTCTTATTCGCTTATTCCCACAATATGGACATGCTAAATACTTACCTGTATAAATAGCACTTTGTAATTCTGAAGTTATTAATATAAATTCTCTACTACATCCTCTACATATGTAGCTTGTATAGATATTTAGCATATTCACACCACCTTTTTACTAAATAAAAAAGAACCCTATTTCTAGGATTCTTTTTTAAAATTATTTTAGTGTCTCATTTTCTTCTATTTGAAAATGAGTTGTTTTGTATCCACAGTTTGGACATTTAGATGTAACATTTAACCTAACGAATAGCCTATTTATTCGATTTTCAGGTATATATTCGCATTCTATTGCCACCGCATCAGAATTCTTATTTTCTTCAAATTCAAACTCTTTTTTACATATTATACATTGAGTTCTTCCACATAAATTTCCTTTTTCATTCCTTTTAATAGCATACTTTTGTATATACTTACAATTGTAGTTTTCTTCCATGATTTCACCCCCCCATTATTCACACGTATTCATAAATATAAAAAGTTCTTCTAAATTTACTTTATTACGCTTAATATTTCATTAGAAAATACGTTCCCACTTTTATAAAAATTACTACAACTTCTAACGTCTACATCATCTCTTAGTGTTACCTCTATATTTCTTAGTAAAAATTCACTTGCCCCTCTATATTTAGTAAAATCATATGCAACTGTTTTACATAACTCTGCAATATCCATTAAATCATAAGATTTATTAGCAAATTTACCTTTCCATAGTCTTGCAAAGTCATCATCTGTTCCCGTAATATTTCCTGCAAAATAAGAAGAATTATCTTGTTGCCATTTTGCTCTATTTTTTAATTCCACATCATTTTCTAAAATATCTATTGGTATTTGCAATAATGTTCTAGCCTGTTTATCAGTTAAATCACTTTTATGCATTCTTACACAACTTATAATTTGTGAAACTGCTTTAACCCCAAAATTATTACTTTCAAATTCTTTAGCAATTACATTAAAATCTCTTTTAGTCTGCAATTCCATATTAATAACCTCCTCTTTTACTAATATTATACAATACAGTACAATATTTTACAATCAAGAGCAATTATATTTCTACATAAAAATTTATATTATATTTATTAGATCCTTTATTGCTTTATATATCTCTTTATATGGCATTCCTTTGATAATCAACTTTGGTAATTTCATAGCCATTACTCTTTCAAGTGCCATTATATCTAACAATGTACCTTGACTCATGTCTTCACGCTCAGTACCTTTGGGTATTCCTAATTTTTCATTCACCAATTTAGTAAAGTGGATATAATACATCTGTGGTTTTCTACTACCTTGCTGAGTTGCATAGTAGACAAACTCTTGAATCTCATCTGTAAATTCTCTTCTTGTTGCTTTACCATCAGTCCTTACCCCTAACCACTGTTCATCTTTCTCTGTAGCTATATAATAACCATTTATTCTTAACTGTTTAAGAACTTTACTTACCCACTTAGTAAATAACTTTGCTTCTGCCTTATTACTTCTAAATGAAACATTATATACAGCTTCTTCAGATATAAATATTTCACCACGATTAGGAAGCTTTTCTTTGAAGTTTCTAATGTATGTATCTCCGACATTAGAACAAGTAAATAGCTTTTTATATTCATTATCTATATTTCTTAATGTATCACGTATATTCGCTATCCCTAATTCTTCTCCAACATCATTAGCATTAAACCAAACCTCATTGCTATCTTTAGACCATATCATCCTAATGTTTTTCTCTTGTAAGATTTTTAGCATACTACAACAACTCCTTAATTTCAAATACAAAGGCACCTAGATTCTAACCACACTGAAAGGTGATTTATCTAAGTGCCTTTTTATATTGTATTAATTAAAAATATATATTAAGTAGTCATCCGCAACGCCGAACCTAAAAAATGTCTATGCATCTTTAAACTTACTACTTAACCTAATACTATTATCTCATATGCATATATCGATTTCTTATAGTTTTCCTATAGTTTTTCTATAGTTTTTATTGTTGTTCTCTTGAAGTTGTACTATGGTATATACTTTGACATCTTTCTAATTGCTACTTTCTCTATTTGCTTTAACCTAGCATATGTTTTATTTAGTCTTTCTTCTAGTTTCCAATACTTTTTATGTTCTATATATACTGTTTCTATTATATCTCTTTCTTCATCTGTTAATACTGTTAGTGCATTATCTATTCTATCTAATTCCCTTTCCTTATCAGCTCTTAATTTAAGAAGTTCATCCTTCTTCTCCATCAGCCTTTCTGCTTGCTGCTCTACACTAGATGTTATTTTATATGTTTGTCCAGTTCTTTCTCCTGAAGGTTGAGCGCTTATACCCACTATCTCTTCTTCCAGTTCTTCCATTCTTATATTAATATCAACTATATCAGCTTTAAGTTCTTTGTATTTCTTTATCCTATCTAAAGTATTACTCATAATATCTCCCTACTTGTCTTCTACTTTGCATTATAATACTCTTCATTCTTCTTTATTCATAAACATATATTTCTTTAAAAATCATTAATCCTATATTCACGTTGAATCATTAAGCACTTTTTGTATAATATTTCAAATATTAAATTTATTTATCAATTTTAAAAGGATTTTGAATTATTATGACGAACTATTGTTGTATGGAAAGAGGTGATAAATATGCCATCAACAGGAGAAAAACCAGGTAAAGGCACTTATAGATGCACTAAATGTGGTCAATTAGTACGTTTGGATGATCATTCAGACACATTACCACCTTGCCCTAAGTGCAATGGAACTAATTATACAAGATCTTAGTTTGTATATAGTTCCTAATAGCTTCATCAGAATAACCAAAAGCTTTTCCTAAAATCCAATGTTCAAAAATTGTTTTTGGTTGTTCTGGAAGCTTTTTTATGACTTCCAACATGTATTCATCTTTATAAATCCATATTGTTTTCCATCCTGATGAAAGCTCTTCAACATATGCTTTTAACTTGAAATTATTAATTATCTTGACAGCATCTTTAATATATCTGTCTTGAACAGCTTCACATGAACACAACTTTCCTTTTTGAACCATATCACAGTTAAAATCAATTCTGTTAAGTATAAAATCATTCATCTAAATCACCTCTCATTGAACATATTTATAACCTATGAACTATTTTTTTAATAATATAAAACTTGTTCTTGATAGCGCTTTCACTTCTTCCTAAATATATTGCCATCTCTTCAATAGTTTTATTACTATAATTACGTTTTAAATATTCTTCTTCCTCTAAGGTCCATCTCTTAGGGATTGTTCTTTTTACAGTATTATCAACTTTACCTATTCTATCCTTTGTTATACTTGTAATCCTTAGGTATTCTTCTTTTGTTAATTCCTCTTTGCATATATCCATAAACATTCTTTCAAATGTTTTGTTATTGTTTATATTGACTTCTTTAGCCTTTATTTTCATTTCTCTTTTATGTTTTTCATATTCTGCATTTACTTTTTTAAGCTCTAATTTATTCATTTCTAGGGCATATTTGGCTTTATTAAACCACTTTATGTCACTCATAACCCCAGTTAATAAATACTTGGTTTTAGCTTCATCTATTTGAAATTTGATTTTAGATATCTTCTCTTCTAATTCAAGTTTTTTATTTACAAGTTCATTGTATTTATCCATTCTCTCACCTTCTTTAAGTGGTTTCATCTAATAAAACTAATTCTCTTATATTCTTTGATTTCTTCCTTTTTGCTAACTTGTTTCTGTAAGCATTAGTACCATAATATTTAATAGTAGTTGGTAACACATTAAGTTCTTCAGCTATCTCTTTTATAGTGCCTATACCTAATATTTCTTCTCCTTTGTAAAGCGCATATTCTTTTACATTAGCCATGTATATTCCCTCCAACTAATTATTATATGAGTGTTATACCTTAATCATTTTCCTTCTCTAATTTCTTAATGTCTTTAACAATCTTTTCTAAAGACATTATTTCGCCATTTTTTATATTAAAGTTAATATATACATATCTCGGAAGTCTCATATAAAAATCAGAGTCACTAAAATCTATTTCATTCTTAAATTCTCCGTTATCTTCACCGGATATATCACCTGGGGCATCACTACTTAACCATACTTGGCCACCTTTTGTTTTAGTGATATAACATTTTCTTATTCCACCAAATTCTCTCGTTAATTCACTAAGATATTTTGTTAATGGTATATTTATCATTACCTTTCCCATACTGTCACCTCAATTTATTATTGGAATATCATGTGAAAATACCATCTTATATTAGTACTCTCACATGATCCTGTTTATCAAGTGTTTAAAAATCTTTGCTTTTGGTAGGTTAGAACCGAATATTAAACTATAAAGTCCACTTTCATTAATCACTGCTAAATCTTATTTACCACCAAGGGTGTCACATTTCATTACTCCCTTATCTTCATTGTCTAAATGGTCAGCTAAAGCATTTATAAAGTCATGTTTTACGACCTTTGAATAATATCTCTATCTCTTGACTAATATATTGTTTTCAACGCTTTATTACAATCCAATTCCTTGATTTCGAAGTTCTTCGCC